TATTGCAAAGCCAGAAGACCTTGTTATGAAGCCCGGCGAGGGCCGTGGCTCTAAGCCGATTATTGACCTTGAGAAGACCAAGTTTGTAAGCGAAGCCGCCAAGAGCGTTGCTGGAATCGTTCAGGACGTTCGCGCAAAGGCGATGAAGATTGACCCAGCCACTGGGGCGAAGGTTACGAGTCAAGTTGCGGACTCTCTTGCTGGCCTTCTCAAGGGGCCGTCAAAGGGTGGGGTTGGATCTAGCGGCCCAATAGGAAAAGCACTTGCATCCGCCATCGATGAAGCAATGGCAGATCCGACCGTTAAGCGCACGTTTACAAGGGGCGGGGTAAAGATGGAGCAGACGGCTCCTGAATTTGTAAAAGAGCGACAGGATATCGCTGCTGAAAAGGGGAAAAAGCTTACCCCCGCGGCGCTAAGAAAGCGCTTTCTTAAGGACTTCAAGGGGACGGCGGCAACTGCCGTGGCTGCTCGCCTTGGTGTTGATGTGGCCCCTGGCGTCGATCCTGGGAAGGCAATTGCTGAGAACCTTGCCGCAGGAAAGGCATCAAAGGCACAGGCCGCGCAAGAGAGGGATCAGGCTAAAGAGGTTGCCAAAAGAATAAGGGCTCTTAGGAGAGAGGTTCGTTTCCGCCAGGGGGCTCTTGCAGACCAAACTAAAGTCGGCGGCGAGCTTGAAAAGGGTCAGCCAGGCGTAGCCACAACCGCTGCAATTCGGTCCAAGCTTGCAATGCAGCGTGTCCGCTCAATGCCGCTTCACGAGAGACGCGCAGCCTACGCGCAAATGGGACTTGGTGGTGCTCCGGCGCGGGCGGCTGGTGGTGCGCCACAGGGACAGGCTTTCACGGGGCAGGCTTTTACTGGGCAGGGCGTGCAGTTTGTTCCGGGCGCAACTATTGCCATCCCGCAGGTGGACATTGGCCCACTTAAGGAACTTGCTTCACAGATGTCCGAAGTCGGGAAGATGCTTGCGCTTATTCCGAAGGCAACTATTCCAAAGGGGATGTCCGCTTCCCTAAGGGAAATCGCCAGCTTGATGCAGGTGCTTGCAACAGTCAAGGCGCCACCAAAGGGCGCAAACGTCTCTGCGTTCAAGAAGCTGATTCAGGACCTTAACAGTCTTGCTGCTTCGTTTGGGGGTAAGGCGCCAAACACAAAGAACGCTGGAAACATTATTGCTGCTCTGAGATTAGTCAATAAAATCCTAGACGCGCTTTCAGCCATCAACACAAAGACTCCTGCCAAGACCCTTCTTGCCAACATGCAAGAATTCAAGAAGTCGCTTTCGTTTATTCCAAAGATGTTCAGCACGCTTGGGACCATGGACTTTGCCGCCATCAGCAATATTGGCGCAACGATTGCCTCCACTAAGTTCCCAAGCCAGCAGCGACTAGCGGGTATTAACGAAGCCCTGCTAATGATCAAGCAGATCCTGGAGACCGCCAATGGCATGAAGGGCGGAAGGATTCCAAGCATTACTGGCAGCGGCGCTGGCGGCAGAAGGCTCTACGACACCCCTGCGGGCAATCGGATTCGCGCGCGGCAGGATGCGCTTGCGAAAAGGATTCAAGGGCCTGGATTTGAACGCGATAGAGGGAGTAGGTTTGGGGCGAGTTCACGGGCTGTCGTTCGCGCAATGCCACTCCAGCAAAGGCTGAATTACTACGATCAGATACGCGAAGAGGCTGCGGCGGGCGGTGGACGGCGACCACCACGCGAGCGACCTGTCAGAACGGGTGGCGGCGGTGGTGGCAATAGATTTGGTGGTGGCGGAAGAGACAGGGGCTATAGTGCTCCGGCCGGTCAGTTTGGCGTTCCGCGACAAATTGGTGGTCCGATGGGCCCACAGATCTCGACTGGAGGCGTTCAGCAGTTTGCAAATGATTCAATGGGAATCCTTGGGAACCTTGCGCAACAAATCAGGTTCGGATTCACTCAGGAAATAACACGGGAAATTGCGCAGTCCTTTGGTCGCATTCTTGCTCACCTCAAGGACGGTATTATCAAGTTCAACTCTACCCTTGAGACGGCAACAGTTGCTTTCCAGACGCTCTTCGAGAATGAGCAAAAAGCTCAAGGTATGGAAGTTAACTTTGAAAAGGCGAAGGTTGAAGCTGAGGGCCTTGTTGAGGCGATTAAGAAATTTGCCAACGTAACGCCGTTTAGATTCCCACAGCTTGCAGAGTCTGCAAGAAGAATGCGTGCGTTCGGATTTGAGACCGCCGAAATCATGCCAAACATGCAGGCAATCGGAGACGCGGTAGCAGCGCTCGGCGGCGAAGACGACAAGATCTTTAGAATTACCTACGCACTTGGTCAAATGCGCCAAGCTGGTCGCGTCTATCAAAACGACATGATGCAGCTGGCAAACGCGGGTATTGCTGGTTACGACATTCTATCTAAGGCCCTTCTCCAAGACTTTGTGAAAATGGGCGACCTAAGCATTATTCATAACGGAAAAGTGATTGATGATTCAACAATCCAAACGGAAAAGGGCTACAACGAACTTGTTACCGCCATAAATGCCGCAACCCAAGACGCAACAAGAGACCAGGTTACAATCGCAAAATCTTCAAGCAGCGAAATTGCTGCAATATTTAAAAGGGTAGCAGAAGATCCAATTGAGGCAATCCGAGACCTGACGCAAAGTGGGCAGATTGCTGGTGGTGCGGCATCAAGCGCGATCATTGAGGGTCTTGGACAAGAATACGGCGGAGGCATGAAAAAGCTCTCAAAGACGTTTGAGGGAGCATTCTCCACGCTTGCAGACGTTACGCAGGCATTTGTTTCGGACATTACAAGACCGATATTCAACTCTATTAGAGATGAAATGATTGACCTTGGAACCTTCCTTCAATCTATGTTTGTTGGAAGAATAGTTAAAAATGTTGCTACTGGTTTTGAGAAGATTGTAGGTCCAGTACAGGAAGTTATTGGCTCAATATACCAGGCCATCACTGCTGTCCTTACTGGAATCATTCAGCTGTTCGGTGAGTTTAGCGGCGCGTTTAACCTGATGGACAACGGGGTCATTAGATTTGTCAATGGAATTGCAGAGATAAGAAGAACTTTTGAAAAGACAACAGGGGCAGGACAAGATTTCATTGCAAGGATTGGCAGCGGTCTTAAGGTTGTTGCGGACCTATTGCAATTCCCACTTGCAAAAGGCCTAGCCGCAGCGGCAATTGGGTTTAAGGTCCTATCTGTTGCATGGAATATGAATCCTTTGCTTCTTGGCCTAACCGCCATAACAATATCACTATCTTATCTTAAGGATATCCTCTCAAGCGATGAGGGTTCTGGATTTGCGAAGGGGATATCTGGAATTGCTGCATCTCTAACGGATCTTGCAAGAAGCTTTAAGCAGAAAATTATGCCACTTCTTTCAAAAATTATGGAAGGAATTGGCTCGCAGTTCTTTGTGTCGCTACTTGCCACGTTTGGCCTAATGATTCCAATTCTCCAAAAACTCCTCGCTCTTGTTAACACCCTCTTAGAATTGATTAATTCTCTGCCGTTTGTACCAGACGTGCTCGGGCTTGTCGCTGGATTCCTGCTTATGAAGAAAATGCTTGGCCCGCTTGGGCAAATGATGCTAGGAAAGCCGGCCTCCGTTGACGCTAGGGGAAATCCAATTGCAGCAACAAAGGGACTCATTGGGACACTAGAATCCGGAATTAACAAGATTACGGCAAAACTGCTCCCATACTCAACGCTTGTTGAGAGGGCCCCGTCAATTGTTACGCAGAGGGGAATGCCTCAGGTCCCAGTTGGCACTCTTGGAAGGCCGGGTGCCCCAACTGGCTTTGGTGCAGTTGCGGGAAATCTACAAAAAGTAGTTGTTCCAGCAGCAGAAAAGAAGATGCTTTCAAGCCAGATGCTGAAGCAACTCCTTGCAAGTAAGGCTATTAGCTTTGATCAATATAAATTGGCCATGGAAGCCCGCAGGGCCGCAATGGAGGCAGCTGCAAATTCCGGCACCGGACCTGGCGGCATTAGTGGGCTAAGGAGACTTGCGCAAACTGGTGGTGGCAGATCCGCTGCGCTTAAGGCGCTCGGTGGAGGATTTACGGAATCTCCGCTTGGAGCCATAATGAAGTCAGAGGGACTTCGCGATGCATTTAATCGCCTTCTTCTGGTGCTTAGAAACCTAAAAGCCCTTACGTTTGGGGTAAGCAAGATAAAGGCCTCATCAGATGCAATAAAATCGCTCTTTAAGGCAATTGCGACTGGGGCAAGGGCTATTCCAAAGTCCGCAGTAAGCGCAATCAGCAAGCTGATGAAGTCGCTTGTTCTTGCCTCTGCACTAAAGGTTAACTCTACTATCTTTAGCATTGTTCCAAAAGTATTTGTTCCATTTATGGAGCAGATTAAGGCAACCGGACCAAGGGGAACCGGCGGGGATATCGTTGGAAGCGTAAGAAGGGCTGCTGCTGCCGGAATGAACAGGGCGGGAAGGCTTTCGCTTACTGGTGCGCAGGTTCCATTTGCAATGCCAAGACAAGGAGTCACTGGCGGGCCTATTGGGTATCTTGTTCGGGCAATCCGCGGACTTCGTCCAAACAGGCTTCCGTTTGAGGCGCCAGGACAAACAACAGCCGCCGCCGCACAGAGAACGGGCTCAATTAATCGCATAATACAAGCGGTTTTGCAAAGAACAACAACGCAAGTGCCAGTTGGAACCCTTGGGGCTCCAGGTAGGCCTTCTGGATTTGGGGCGATAATTGGAAGGCTTGAAAGAGTCCTTCTTAATGTTACGCAGGGAAGTGTGGCGCAGGCCCCCGGTCGCATAAGGCCACAAGTTCTTGGCGGATCTCCTTCAATGTATGGGGTCTCAATATTTAAGGTAATCCAGGAGAGGATTAAATACCTGACCGGTAAGGTTGCCGATACGGCTGGTCTTTACGCTGCAAGAATAACAACCGCGTTTGAAAAGTCATTCATGGCATTCCACAGAATGATGATCCGTCTCGCAGGTGCTCCAGCAAGAATCTTTACCATGCAGAACTTTGACAAGATTATTACGAGATACGCAGAGGGGATGGTAAGAGCCTTTACGCCAAAGACTGCCCCTATAGCTGGGTTCCTTGCTGGCGGCACCAAAAAGGCTCCTACAGAGCTGTTTGCCGGCCTAAAGGATGCTATTGCCAGAAGGGTAATACCAAACACTCTTGTTGGTGCTCCTGGGCCAACCTTTACAGACAAGATATTTGCTGGGGCAGACAAGCTTGCAAAGGTTTCAGAGCGCTTTGCGGAGATGATGGTAAGGGGCTTTGCCCCAAGGACTGTCCCGATAGAAAAGTTCCTTGCCGGGGGGACGGCACGCGCCCCTAAGGAGCTGTTTGCAGGGCTAAAGGACGCAATTGCAAGAATCGTAATACCGGATAAATTTACACAGCCAATAAGCATCTTCGACCGGGCAGTGGCGTTCTTTAGGGGCGCAATTACAAGATTTGGCTCCTTTGTTGGCGGAATAAGAGCCGCCCTCGCTGCCGCTGGAGGCGGAGTCGGAGGCGTAGTTGGCAAGGTTGCTGCGTCAGTTGGTGGAGGCGCACTTGGCCTAGCGGCAGCATTCAAGGGATCAAGAGGGGTGCAGGCCCTAACTACGGGACTTAAGACCGCCAGTTCTGGAATTAAGGCACTTGTTGGTAAAATTGGCCTTCTTACACTTGGATTCCAGGGGTTTGCTACCGCGATGACCATTCAGGAAAGAATGAAATCAGAGAAAAACAACGAAGGCGCCATTCTTGCCCAAGAGGGTGCCGGTTTTGCTGGATCTGTTGGCGGATTCCTTGGAGCCAAGGCATTGGGCGCAAAGGTTGGCGGCGGAATCGGGACATTCGTTGGTGGGCCAATTGGTACCATGTTGGGAATGATGATTGGTGGCGCCATGGCCTCTCTTGTTGCAAGCTTTGTTTTCCCGAATAGAGAGATCACCCCGGCAGAGCAAGATCGAGAGGGCAAGCTAGGGGCAATTGATGAATACTACTCTGACCAAAGAATGCAGGGGCAAGAATTCTTCCAGCTGTTGCAAGATTTTGATTTTACCCCAATAGAACTTCTTGACATTGGAAAAATGCCGGAATACCACAGGTCAGTAGAAAATTTCTTTGATCTAATAAAGTCAGGGACCAGCACGATTATTCCAACAATGGGAGAGTCTTTGGACTTTGCGCTTCAAGGTCTTGGCGATGAGGTTTTCAAGCCAAGGGACAAAAAGGGAACAACATTTATGGCTTACCTAACTGATTTGACTGATCAAATCAGAGGGAAAATGGCCAAGTTCTACCAGAATCAGGGCAAGTCGCCAATGGAAGCACTTATTTTGGCCCAGGCAGAACTTGCAATGAGGATTGCAGATATGGGTCAATTTAAAACACTAGAGGACGCGATGTCCGCGTTTGCCCAACTGGCAAGAGGGGAGGGAATCAACCCAGAGGCAGTAGATGGGTATGGGCTATTTATCGGAAACCTAAACTCTGGCCTTGAAAAATTGCAATCTAACCTAGAGAAAGTTAGAAGCGAGTTCCAGAAACTTGCGGGAAGATTGCAGTCAAGAATCAACGCGGTATTTGAGCAGCAAATGGCTAAAGCTCTGGAGAAGGCAAAAGACGCGTTCCTTGCGACTCAAATGGTCATGGTTGACGGGACAGAAACAAATATTCTTGCCTTGCGGGAAGAGATTGAGGCAACCGAAAAGAGAAACAAGCTTCTTGCCATTGAAAAACGACTTCGAGAGGCCGCTAGAAGCGTTGAGATGGCAAAGCTTGGTCAGTATGACGCGTCTATGGACCCACTTGAGGCGGCGGCAAGAATGAGAGACGCCCAAGAGGCGCAGACAGAGGCCGTTAAGGAGGCTGCTCTCGAAAGGAAGAAGATCGCCCTTGAGGAGGCCATGGCGAGCGATCCCGTAGTTGCTGGTCTTGAGAATGTTGATGAAAGATTTGAGGCTGCAAGGATGAAGTTCCAAGAGGGAATGGAAGACATCCTTGAGCTTGTTGAAGCCGGAAAACTTACCGGAACACAGGCTGCTGCAAAAATTAAGGAGCTCTACACGACAACTCTTGGTGAAGTTGGCGTCCTTGACGCAAACCTTGATGTTGATGCTAAGAACTTTGGAGACTCATTCCTCAACACATGGGATACAATCCTTAAGAAGTTTACCGCCATTGTTACAAAGCTTAAGGCGGCAATAGCGGCAGTTGCAAACTATAAGCCGCCCGCAAATGATCCCGGGATTTCGACAGACGATGGGCTTGATACCGCTGGCATGCCAAATAGCGAAAGCGTTCTTGGCGGAAGAGCAAAAGACAACTACCTGGGCTTTGGAATTAAGTTTGACAAAACCTTAATGGCAAGATTAATTGAAGGCAGAATGAAGGCAATCATTCAGGTTCTAAACCTTGAGAGAGATAAGAACATGGCTGGGCAAGTATATACCGACCCAGCGAGGCAGTCGGGGTACGCAACTGCGATCAATAAAACATTAAACTCACTTACATCAACGGGTGGAGAGCTGTACAAAATGACCCTTGCGGCAAAATCAAGCGGAAACGGGCAGGATTCCTTTACTGCCAACTGGAAGAGCTGGATTAAGAGGACCTTTACATATATGGACTCTTACTCAGGAAAAGTCTTGCCGCTAAAGCAAGATCATCTTACAAAGCTTGCAAGCGGCGGTGAGGTTATGGGTGTCGGTGGCATGTTCCAGGTTGGTGAGACTGGCCGAGAGACCCTTCAGGTGGTCCCAGGCGGCGTTGCAAGGATCTTCCCAAGGAGAATCCGCCCAATCAATCAGATTGGCATGGCTGGCGGCAGTGGTGGCAGCGTCAACGCAAGTGTTATAATCAACAACCCAACGGTCAGGAGCGATCAGGACATCCGTAAGCTGGCAGATGCCGTTGGCAAGGCGCAGTCGTCGCTGTTGAGGTCCGCGGGCATCGGGAGAATATAAATGGCTGATGTACGGGTATACGTAAAGCTCAAGTATGAAGGTACCACTGCGGCCTTCTATGACATCAGCAAAAGGGTCAACTACGAAAACCTGAACTGGGAGAGCAACAGCGAGGGCACCAGCGCCAACGCTACGATTGAGCTCTGGACAATCCTCCCAAAGTCTCAGACCGCGGTTCAGGACTATGCCGGGGCAACTGAGGCCGACAAGATCAACGCGGCAATAGCCGACGAGTCGTTTGTCATTGAAATCCCAAGCAAGACTGAGGTTCGGATTCTTGATGTCGCAACCAGCCCAGATACGGTGCTTTTTGCTGGGTACGTAACGCGAGTCTCAACGAGAAAAGACGGCGGAGCGATTACCCAGGAAGTCGAGTGCGCAGACAACACCGCACTCCTGGAAGAGCTGATCATTGCTGACTTCTATGGGGCAAGGGATTCTAGGGATATCGACATCATCAACGGTGGCGACGGGATCTCGACCAGCGCGGCATCTCTTCCGTCGATTGTTGGCCAGGTTGACGGGCTGCAAGTATCCTCTGAGGCTGTCGGCGGGAGCCTTTCTGACGGGGTATACAGCGTAAGAATTCAGGCAAGAAGCACGACGCTCCCGGGCAGAGACGCCGCCGCCCCACAATACTCGCAGGTAACCTCGGCAATAAGCATAACCCTAAGCGCGGGAACGGCGACGCAGAGGCTGAAGGTTAAGTGGAAGAATGCCTCGCTCGCGGATCAGCACAGAGTTTATGTCATAAAAGATTCCGGCCCTGAGTATCTTGGCGACACCGCAACAACGCTTCTATCCGCAATAGATATCACCGCCGCCAATAGAGTATCTAATGTTGTCACCATCACAACGGCTTCTGCACATGCGCTTGCGGTAGGTGACCCAATTATTGTTTCAATTCCGCAAACTGCCGGGTTCTCAGTAACGCTGGAAGACTATGTTATGGCAACCGCAACAACAACAAACACCATTTCGTATGCAAGCGTTGGCAGCGACGGATCTGCAACCATTACTGGCGCAAAGCTAACGTCTGGCTCATCTGGCTATGTTTCTAGTCTGGTAACGGCAGAATCGCCTACAACGCTGACATCCTCCTCTGCCCGTGGCTGGATTGACGGGGAGTTTTATGTTGTTGCTGGAGTTACGTACAGGCTTGGAGTCGGTGACGACAACATTCGTGGGTGGCAATACCCAATATCTATTTTTGACTCGCTGTTTGACAAGAGTATGATTACGGCCGGAACCCTTGACGTGGAGACGTATGTCAATGCCGTAGACACGCAGTATCGATTTAGCCCATACCTCCCAGAGAGCGACACCGCAAATTACGAGCAGTACGGCGGAAGAAGCGTAAGAAACGTTCTTGACTATATCTCCCAAAAGACTGGCGGCGAATTCTGGGTAGACAAGGGGACCATTGACGGTTCGGGAAACTACAAGGCGTATTTGCACTATGGCGCCAAGACCCCCAAAGAGCTGACCACAAACGGCATCTACGATGGCAACATCGACGGATGGACGACCGCAGGCGGCTTTGCAATCGGCTCCGCAACTAGTGGGCCCTACGGGGCTGGGTATAGCGTTGCTTCAAGCACTAGTACTACGCAAATAGAAACAGCCATTGCGAGCAGGGTTGCAACTGTTCCAGGAAGAAAATACTTCTTCTCTGTGAGGGGAAAGGTTAGCGCCCACCAGGAAAGGTGGGGAGCCAATATTGTTTGGTACAACTCTGGAGGTACAGAGCTTTCTACTGTTTCCATGGGGAGCCTTCCCGGCTCCCCAGTAGCAACCTGGCATAGGGTGTGGAAGACGGCAACGGCCCCAGCCTCTGCCGCATACTTTGGCCTGAGGGGCCTTTGCACAAACCTACAAAGCGGATCTGCTGCATTCACTGACTGGAGCGCCGTACAGATCACCGGAGCCATGGGCTACGGCGACGTAGAGGACTCCGCAACGCATGCCGTGCCTGTTTATGAGATGGAAATCCCAAGCAGCCCTGTGGAGTCGGGAAACTCGGCAAATAGACTGCATCTGTACGCAGTCTTCCGCACTAGGGACGCAGACGGAAATAAAGTCGCCCTAACTGACGAAAGCGGTAATCCAGTTCAGTATGTTGATTACGACTTTGTCCCTGGTATTTGGGCGACAAATGGAAAGATTATTGAGACCGCAAAAACAGACGACAAGGTGGAAACGCTTGCTGACGCGCAACTTGCTGCTCAGGGGTTCTGGAAAGAGAACGGCCTACCAATTGAGTCGTATGAGTTTGATATCCGGCCAAGAGATGCATACGACTCGGTATATCCAGTACCAAACGTTGGCGACATCATCCCATTTATCTGGGATACGATGGACGTTGCAAAGCCACTTATCGTCAAGTCCGTTAAAGCAAAAATGCTTGGCATGGACGTTGTCTACAGCATCAGTGTTGGCGGTGACATAAGGCTGCAAAGAAACTCGTTTATCCTCGTTAGCGAGCGGCTCAGGGAGCTCGATAAGATTAACCCTGTACCACCGACACCTGCGCCCCCATCAGAGATTCACGCGGTCGCAAGCATCCAGTCCGCCACTGTCAGCTGGGACTTCAATGAGGATATCGAGCGCAACAAGAACCTCTCGTCGTTTGAGGTTCAGCGCCAAGACGGGATATTCAAGGCAATTACAAATGTTGCAAGGGCGCTTACTACCGTAACAATTACAACCTCTGGCGCCCATGGAATGGTCAATGGTGACAAGGTCCGCATTGAGATGGACAACGACATCTACGGTCAGGCGGCAACCAAGATTGAGGGAGAGTGGACCGTTACCGGGACCACAACAACCACCTTTACCTACACGTCCGTCGAGAGCGGTCTCATTACCTCCGTTGCGGCAACTGGATGGGCAATCTACAACTTTACTGAGTTCAGAACAATACAGAACACTAAGGCAAATTACAT